TGCGAAGACATATGTTGATCAAAATTTGAATAGTCACCCGCAAATGGTCTCCCAAACTCAAGATATGCGCGTATATCATCCCAATCATCACAATGCGGATCCATCCCGACTGCCATTTCTGAAGTAAAATTGTAAGTCTGAAACAAAGCAAATAATGACAAACAATACTGTCGCACTAAAAACAAACCTTCAAAATTCATACATTGAAAAATGCGCACTTTCCCTATAACAGCTTTCTCCAACGATATAGGCTCGTCCTTGAAATTACTAGTAAACCAAAAACCAGGCAAAATACCGTTAATGCAATCGCTACGCATATCGCTCACCGAATCTTTCAAAGTAGAAGTTAATATCTTCGCTGGCTGGCCATCATACTCTATGTGCGGTAAATGGTTATATTTACTGCCATTACGAGGTGGGCCCATACTAGTTGACCAATCCATGGCATTAATCATCGGATCACCTACGACACCATTAAGAGCCTCAAATTCCGATAAAACACGAACGTAGCTTAAATCAACACTTTGAAAGCGGGTGAAATAATGCATGACACAATCACGCAACGCCCCCGGATCAATAGGCATATGGTCACAAATAACGTTTTTAAAATAAGCACGAATAGGTTGCCAACTAGGCACTTCAGCATTAAAGTACGGCACAACTTTCTTACTGCCCAGCCCATGCTGCTCCCAAAACAGCGCAAAGCAATTCTTACGTAGCTGGGACTTAAAAGCACGTCGGAAATTAACACCGCCTTGCAACGTGTGTGCATCAGAACAATGGACTACTGGTTCTACACCAGGTCCCCCCACTACGAGCCAACGATAAGGTGACTTCTTATGCAGCTCCACTACGCTAGTCGATTGCTCATGCATAGCTGACACGGAGCTAACTAGATCAACAACGGGCAACCCATCTAACATGCTAAGCAACCACTCAGTGTCAACCACTTCACCGAAACATTGCGCATCGTTACCGGCAGTATGCGTAGCAACGATAAAATTACGCTTAGCACTAGACACACAATAAACACTACCACAGTCACCTTGAAC